CTTGAACCCCAAAAATCATTAAGGGCACTTTATTCCCAGCCCTAAATTTAGGTTTAACCCTGACCTGGAAATACCTGGAAATTACCTGGTATAAACGTTTCAAGCTTTAGACTGGAGAAATACTAGGAAATTATATGTCTTGCCGCCGCCAAAAAAATAATTTGAGAACACATTTTTGAAAATTTTTGAAAAACCACCTTAAATCTCCAAAAATTATTAGGGCATTTTATTCCCAGCCCTAAATTTAGGTTTAAACCCGACTCGGAAATACATGGAACTTCCGGGTTTAAAAGTTCCAATGTTTGAACTGGAGAATGTTGAATGATCGAGCGAGCTGCCGCCGCCAAAAAAATAATTTGAGAACACATTTTCGAAAATTTTTGAAAAACCACTTTGAACCCCAAAAATCATTTAGGGCAATTTAGTCCCAGCCCTGAAGTTAGGTTTAAACCTGACTTGGAATTTCCGTGACTTTCCGGGTTTAAAAATTCCAATGTTTAACTTGGAGAATATTGAATGATCGAGCGAGCTACCACCACCAAAAAAATAATTTAATAACACATTTTCGAAAATTTTTGAAAAACCATTTTGGACCCCAAAAATCATTTAGGGCTTTGGTTTCCTGTTTGAACCTGAGAATGTTAACGGGTCACGCAAAATAGGGTGAATTCGCCTGGACTCGAACCAGGAATCTTAAGCTTAGAACTCTTACGCTTGATCCAATTAAGCCACGAATCCATGCTTATTCTAACGTTTAACCTTTTTTTGGTACACATTTCCAAAAATGGCGGAACATCAATTAATCGTTGGAAAAGATGCTGAATTTTTGCAAGACATGGAAGCAAAAGGACGTGCAATTTATTGCGAAAACCCGCATTATCGAAGCCTTGCTAATGTAATGGAAAATCCTGACTTTCAAGAGTTCTACGAAAAGTACTTTCATGATCCTCAAATGCTTCGAGTTATTCTGAGTTTTATGCGTACCTATGATGAAATTGGCAAGCAAACTGATCTCAGACCCTACCAAAAATTGGCTTTACTAAAGGAGATTTTTACTCATGGTCAGACCCGTCGTTTAGCGCTTCGAGAGTCACATGACAAGCTCTTGATACAGCGTGAAAACGTTGAGGACCTCCTCGAATAAAGACCATGTCATAATGTTTGTTTGCGAGGATAACAGAAACCTGAGCTCCCATCAGGACCTTTAGAATATCGAGCGCGTAAAACTTTCCTCGGGGGCTTCGCGGTCACAGGGACCCATCTGAGTCGTTGCTTTCTTTGAGCCCGGTTTCCTCGCTTTTGATGGTTCCTCTGGCGCCCCAAGGAATTTGAATGGCAACACACATGGTTCCGTTTGGACGTCCGAGGGGTCCGTGACTTCCGTGACTCCCGTGGCTTCCGCGCCTTCCGCGACCTCTGGTGCCTCGGGCGCCCCTGGCGTTCCGCTGGCGTCGCTGGCGTCGCTGGCGTCGCTGGCTTCGCTGCAACCCTGACATCTTGTGAATAGCGAAAAGTCCATGTCCACGTCATTTCAGGCCCCCTAAAAACAAAGCAACACATGGAAGGCGAACGTGATATTCAAGATTGTACAGAAGTTCAGAGTAAAAGTTGTGTTCATGGACTGTCGTCATGTTCTGGGTTTTATGCTCAAAATTCCCCATGTTTCATGATGTGGGGTGACCTACGTGATCAAGATGAAGATGGTGCAAGTGCTTGGGAAATGGTTTACGATTTGTGCCAAAAACACTCTGATCTTCCAGAATGCGCGTGTATCAATCGGAACTTAGATCCCGATTTTGTGCGGCTCTCGGAAGAGCTGGGTCCGGCATATCCGGTGGGATGTTACTGGCGGCCTTGTAAAGACGCTACCCAAGCCTGGATACCACCTGAGATACATTCTAACAGCTGTCCCGACATTTGCCAAGCAATGGTTAGAGTTGTTGGTGACATTCAGGGTGATATCGACGTATCGAATGTGGTTCAGAATGTAAGTTGTGACTTTTCGGACTTAGGACTTCAAGCGTACGAATGTAAAGACGGACATTGTATCGAGTCCGATTGCCGAGCTGGGCTAGATCCCAACTGTTACGTTGACGCAGAATGTCAAAAAGCCTGTCAAGGCTCCAATTTTCGCTGTGAAGAAGGAATTTGCCAGCCCGCTCTTTGCGCGCCTGGAGAAAAGGGCTGCTTTTCTTTCGCGCACTGTTCAGGCTACTGTTCTTCCAACTATCGATGCCAGAACGGAGAATGCTCTTTGAGTACTTGTGATATCTCCGAACCAACTTGCTATGCTAACCATCTTGAATGTCAGGCTGTGTGCAGCACGTCTGGGAGTTCAACTCTGGGTATTATCTTTTTGGTCTTGGGAGGACTGGGGCTCCTAGGCCTTCTCGCCTATTTGAGTTATCTTTTTTACACATCATCCAAATAAACAATGTCTGAAGATTGCTCCAAAGCCTACGGGTTTTCCTGCAGCGATTCACAACATGAAAGAATTCAACCTTATCAAGGACCACCAGTAACTGCACCTGCCTCGCGCATCATAACTGCTGAACACGATCAAAACACGCCTTGTTCGGAATACACCACGGAGCGTTGTATGGATGGAGTATTATCCGGATGGCGCAATTGTATTAAACATTATGATTATAAAGGGGATGATTACCGAGATTATTGTGATCACCGCAGTACTTACTGGAGTGGGGGATGGTATAGGTGTTGGAGGCCCGATAAGCCATTCTGCCGCATTGGTTATCAAGCCAAGGTAGAGACCCACTAATTGATGGTTATTTTGTGGGGGCTCCGGATCCCCAACATGAAGCAGAGAACACTACATCTCGGAAGCTTTATTGTGCGTACGACATGCGTGATATTGATACTGAAGCTCAGATGAGGGAGTTGGAGAATAAGCGCCTTCTTTCGACTCTAAGTGATGAGGATCAAGATCTCCTAATGACCAACTACTGTTCTCAAGTGACCGAAGGATATTGTGTGTTTGCACCAGACGGTTCTGGTCGGCGCATGCCGCGCTGCACACGCTTCTTCGAGTCCACTGGTGAAGGCACCAGGTGCCGAAGCTGGTACCAAGATCTTCAACGGCGCCGACCGGGGTATGCTTCTTCATTAAGCACCACCGTTTGTCGCAATAATGATAGTCTTGAAGAATGTGCGTGTTACAACCGTTTCCAAGATCCTGCATATACCCTTTTTGTTGATTCTTTGGCCGCAAATCCAGGATGTTGGTATTGGCCTTGCAAAAATGCTCAGTCGGCTTGGATACCCGAAGAAATTGAACCTGGTGAATGCCCAGGAATTTGTGAAACAGCTGTTAATATTGCCGCAAATGTCGAAGGGGATGTGACACTGGATAACATTACCCAGCGCATCAATTGCAATTTTGGCGGACTCACTGACCAATCGTATTCGTGTTACAATGGTGAGTGCGTTCAAGCAGTTTGTCAGCCTGGAGTTGATACGAATTGTTATGCATCATCGACATGTGGTGGGGTTTGTCAGGGTCTTTTTGATGATCGCTATCAATGTCATGATGGTAGTTGTCGCAAAATGGGCTGTAATCTCGGCGACTATAATTGTTACGCGTATCAGGATTGTGATGGGGCTTGTTCAAGTCGCTACACATGTCGCAATGGTGAGTGCCTAATTGACCCGTCTGGAGAATTTGAGAGTGGCCGGATTTGTGCTCAGAAGTGCGGGTCTACCGAAACTTCAGAGGGCTCGGACATTCCATGGGGTTTATGGATTCTCGCAGGATGCCTCCTAGCTGGCCTTGTCACCGCATTCATTCTTGTCCTCAAATAAACAAAGAACGTATGACTGACACCGTAGTAGTTGGTGAAGGTGTGCAAACTGAAAATTTGGAAATGCCGTCTGAAAGTCAGTGTCAAGCTAGTATTCCCCTATCGTCACAGGGATTATCTCCCTTCATCGAAGGCACTGCCAGGTACATTCAAGGATACCCTAATCCGTCTGCGAGTGGCACCCGAACGCTATTTTGTGACTACTACTTGTCACGGTTTGATCAGGTGCCTCAAATGGACGAATGGCTTAAAAGCTTTCAAGCCGATGATTATGATGCTTTCTTGGTGATGCGCGAGGTTTGTTCAGGAACAGATGATGGTAAACAGACCAGGGCTTTCACAAATGATACTTGCCGACAATGGTACACGTCAATACCGGATCCAGACCGGGACAACGCTGCTGATTATATTTGCCAGAAACACCCGTTCTTTGAGGAATGTCGCTGCATGCAGAGAAACCTTGACCCTATCTACAATACCATCAGAAAATACCAATGGGGTTCAGATACATGTTGGTGGAGGCCATGCAAAGAACCCGCCACACACCATGTTCCTTCAACGATGGTTGTGCCTGAAGAATGTCCCCAAGCGTGTCGTACTATTCTCGACGTTGCGGGGACGATTGATGGTGATTTGAATATCACGGATTGGCAGCAGTCTGTTGATTGTGATTTCAGTGATGCTGCTAATGCCACATATCGTTGCATCAGCGGAGA